GAGAGAGGTGAAAAGGCACAAACGTCAGATATCATCTCCCCCTCACATCATGACAATGCCAGAGAACCCCGGAATAAGGTCACTGCACTTGAGAGGGCTTCAGACAAAAAGAACCCCAGCAAGAATATAGTGATTCTAAAAATGCCACCAAAGGTTATTGCTATATAAATCAATAAATTATGTTGTAATGTGGTTTTTTTACTTGCGGATTACTGTACATTATCACAGTATTAACAATCATTTTTGACGGGTCAGGATCCCCTGCAGGACCCCCTGAGCATCCCAATCAAACAGGGCTGATTCTATGGCTTACTACGTTATTGAAAAAAGAAAGACGTCTAAGGGTGAGTTTCGTTATCGCTGTACTGTAGCAGTAAAAAACGAAGGGGTAGTAGTTCACCGTGAAAGAGAGACTTTCTCCAAGCAGTCTGAGGCAAAATCATGGGGTGTCATCAGGGTTGCCGACATCGAAAAGAACGGCATACCTGTTGAGAATAAAAAGAATAGCGCCCTCTTTGGCGATTTGCTGAAGATGTATATCAGCCACCCCAGCATAACTTATAGTGCAAGCAAGGCCTCATCCTTAAGCCTAATTAGTCGCTGCGAAATTTGCAGCGTACCTCTCAAAGACTTCAGCTCAAACACTTTCATAAATCACGCCAAGCTGAGGGCTGACCAAGGTGCCGGGCCTTCCACCATTAGAAACGATATCACCTTTATCGGTGCTGTCCTGGCTTCGGCATCGCCTATGTTTAACATAGCATTTGATATGGAGTGTTATCGTTCTGCCAAATATCAGATGAGCAAATTAGGGATGATCGCTCATTCTCAAAAAAGAAGCCGGCGACCTACCAAAGATGAAACGGATGCCCTTCTGGTTGCACTTGAAGAGCGGTCGCGTCATTCATACAAAAAAATTCCATTTCACCGCATTTTTCTTTTTTCGATATTGTCTTGCATGAGGATTGGCGAGGTAACTCGCTTGAGGTGGGATGATATCGATCATCAGCAGAAAGCCATACTGGTTCGCGATCGTAAGCACCCACGTAAAAAGATGGGTAATCACATGTACGTCGCGCTGCTTGGTGATGCCTGGGACATAGTCATGATGCAGCCTAAAACCAGCGATCTGATTTTTCCCTACAGGCACAAAAGGATTTCAATCGTGTTTGGTGAAGAAAGGAACAAGTTAGGCATTGAAGACCTTCGATACCATGACCTGCGCAGAGAGGGAGCCAGTAGGCTTTTTGAGGCGGGATTTGTGATCGAGGAGGTAGCCCAAGTAACAGGACACCGTTCGCTTAAGACATTGTGGCAAATATATACAGAGCTTTATCCCCGCTCCCTGCATGACCGATTCAAAGAGTTGAAGGATAAAAGAAGCGACCTCATTACTGACCTTGATAAAACACCCGTGAACGCGAGTGTTAAGTAAGTAACGCCCGGAAGGTGCCGGGCGGAAAATCATAAGCAGGTTTTGATTGCAGCCTTACGTTTTTCTATGCCACTTGTGACGTCCAGAGCGCCACGAAGAGAGTAAAAGTTTATCCGCGTCACCTCGCCATCTGCAAATACATCTGCGTTATCTGCTCCAGAAAATACGCTGTAATACTTACCTGTTTTCTGAGGAATAATTTGGTACATAAGTGGATTTTTCTGCCATGCAGCTAAAATGCACTCTTGAGTCTCTTCTGGGGTTTTTGCCGTCGTATATGACGCTAAAACCTCTTGATCCTCACGATAATTATATGGGTTAGTGCATCCCACTAACCCCAGAGCTATCAGCGCGACGGCTAAACTTTTCATCAATTAGTCCTTTCATTTTTACTTGAACCAATGCTAACAGAGATGCATCACGAGGGGACATAATCGATAAGGGTATAACTTAAATCGTGGGACGGTATTGCTCATAGACAGAAACTATCTCCGCCGTGACTTTCCCCAGCACGATAATCCCTTCCATGCCCTCTCCGTCGATCGTCTCGCCATCCGAGGTGATAATTCCTGTTTTGAACAATCTCCCCAGCTGCGAATAGTCTCCGAGCTGGAATGCGACCTTGTCGCCTATCTTGCCGTGAACCGTTCTGTCAACAATCGCGAAGCCGGCCGGCGTTTCGATCATCAGCATGTGAGTCGGATGCGGCATTAGAAGTTTGTTCAGGTCGATACGGCCTTCAACATAGTCAGACGCCGGTGATGGGAAGCCCATATCATATTCCCCCGTTCGGGTTGAACTGACGGTAGGTCTTAGCCTCACCCTCCTTCGTTGAGGCATCGCGGAACGTAGCCGTGTTTGCCTTTATCCACTGGTTAGCTTCCCGCAGGCTGAAATGCCAGTTAACCAGCTCCAGCTGGCGTACAAAATCCTGAGTCGTGACGATGACGCCCAGCCCCGGCTCTCGCCTCATGGCAGCCATGAATGCCGCCTTAATGTCACCTTCTCTCGCCATCATAAATCCTCCTCTAATAAATACTGTATGGATAAACAGTAATATTAATCGGTAGGATTGATCAACTCGGACCAGTTCATAGATTTGTAAAGGGTATGAGCAGAAAGGGAATTTTGGTTGGCGGCATTGGCTTGGCGTGACTAACCTCAAATTACCCACCCCGTAGTCTGCTCAGAGAGGCACGGCTGAGTCATTGCCCGGTCGCCGGGCTTTTTTATGCATCTAAACCGTCTATTGCTTTTAATCTTTCCTGAAGCTCGCCGATAGCGGTATCTCTCATATTTACTGCCGCCTCAAGTGATTCTATTTTTCCCATTAGAGCAAGGATTGCTTCATGATGGAGACCTGCTGCTACACCTGTCGTGTCAGGAGCCAACGTATCTTCGACTACTGTGCCATCTTTTAAAGTGGTGTCTCCAAGGTTCATGACACTTTCAGGGAAAACCTGTTGAACCTGTTGTGCCAGAAAACCAATGCCACTGGCCTTAATGTCCTTTCTAATCCACGTATAACCACGGATTAGTTTCATTTTATCCAGTGGGTCCTGAATAATCTCTTTGTTGTCCTTAATCCTTTCATCAGATGCAGTTGTCCAGCCTGATGGGGCGATACCGTACCCGGCGTTGTTCATCCTGAAGTTAGTCGCAGTACCACCTATAAGAAGCGTAAAAAGGATATTCTCATCTACACCACTGTTCAGGTAATACTGCATTGTTGCCGACCGGGCGTTACCTGTTCCTATCTGAAGTGAAGACCGGACCGCCCCGCCATAGATGAGCCCGCCAGTAGCGCCAGCCACCCATGCATTAGCCATAACAGACCCAGCATATAGTGAAACCCACCCAGGATTAGTGCTGGTAGACACAGCAGCATCGGTCGAGCGAAAATCGACGCGAGAATAAGCTTTTACCTTAAACTCACTAAACGTGTTGCCTATGTTAAGAACACCATTGGTGTAGTCATAGCTAAGGAAACCTAATTGCTGAGAGGAGTTAGCAGGGTTTTCATAGCTAACAGAGCCGCCTTTCTTCAGCGCGATAGTACCTGAAATACCACTCAACGATGTTATGTCTGAGTTTGCGCCGTTGCCTGCTTTTGAGGTTAAAGAGTTACTCAGCGTGCTCCATGCAGGTCCGGTGTACTGACTTCCATCAGGCAGGGTGACGGTTATGTTGCCGCTACCATAATAAACCTGTTGCCAGTTAGCCTTGTCCAGATTAAGCTCGCGAATGGCTTTGGCAACATCGGCGGCCACCTGTGCAGTAATCCCAACAAGTGCCGCATTCGGGACTGCTGTCCATGCCACGCCAGATGAGTTAGGTCCGTTGTACGCCGTAATTAGGGTCAAGCCTGTTGCTGAGTTGACCGACTGAACGCCGAGCGTATAAGTAATCCCGCCAACAACCGCAACAATAAAATCGTTCGCTTTAAGCTCAGTTGTGAAGCTGGTCCCCGAGCCTGTCACAGCTGTTGAGTTATTGGTTAATGCAATAGTGCCTGCTGGCATAGCTTTCTCCGGGCAATAAAAAACCCGGCGCGGTGGCCGGGCTCATTGATTTGAGTTATTTACTATTTGTCGCAGGTGCTTCCGGTGAAGTTTGATTTCGATACCCACTGCCAACCGAATGGATTTCCTGCGTAATACTTAGTCTGGTTTGCCACTTTTTTGACGCCATAAATCGGCACCGCCACATCCTGACCGCCTACCCGCGCCGTTGCTGAACATTGTTGCGGCGGCAATGACTGGCATCCAGCGAGAGTGGAAAGAACTAGACATAAGAGAATTTTTTTCATTTCATCATCCTTGTAAAATTTTATCTCTTATACCTAGGACACGAAAATTCATCAACATCATTTATCAATCATAATGATCGAAAATCTCAATACCTCAAAACATTCACAGCTACCAGTCGGTTTCGGTAATTGGTAAGAGTACCAGTACCGCCCCCGCCAGTATTAATATTGCCTATATAGCCACTGGTGATTTGCGTGGTGCTGCCGTTGAACCTTGCGCTGCTTGCATATTGAGCGACTACTGGGTATACCTGCCCTCCCTGACTCACTGTGCCGGTATAATTTCCAGTATAAGCCGGGGCGACCGCCCACTCTCCGCTAATATTAAAATTGGCGTTGAGGCCAGATCCTGCGTCAGATGCTTCATCTCCAAGTTTTTGGACATCACGGAGAACCTTAGTCTCATTGGTAAGAATGCACCTGCCCTGCGCATCATTTATCTGAATTCCCCATGCAGGAATTGGCTGAAACTGGTACCCGAAAATATAAACATTGACTGTTCTTGCCGCGCCAGCGCAGCGTAAGCTCCAGACCCCACCAGATAACTCCAGCGCTTCACACGTGCTTTGTGCGTTGCCCTGAGCGCCATTACTGTTGACAAAAACAAACCTGATGACCCCGTCATTGTTAAATAAATTTATAACGGCTCCCGACCCTGACGCCGCAGGTACACTAAGTCCGCGCTTTTCAAGAAGGGTTAATGGCATTGTTTCGCCAATATAAAATGGCACGCCTGCTGAGTCTGTCAGCATTGCTCCGTAGGACATATTACCTCACGAACACCAATATATTGCCCGGCACGTTGGGAAAGGTGCCTGCCGAGTAATCCGAACCAGATACCTGACCTACTACAATGTTTGAACCGCTGACATATATCTTCTTTCTGCCATTACCACTCCTGTCGCCGCTGGCCTGAAAAAGATAATCAAGGGAATAACCGGCAGGTAATGAGAATCCCTGATTGTAATTACTGGTGGCGTCAATAGGCATAACGCCGAGCGCGTTTATCTTAACGAGCCCGGTATTATTATCGACGCCGCTGGCATCCCATGTTCCGAAGCCATATGCCATTAGCTGAGTTTCCCCATTCTGACGCGCAATACGCCACTTCCGTCGTAAACGCTTATCTGGTTATTCGTTTGCACCATTCGTCCGTTGCCAGGCTCATAGCCGTTGTTCTCAAAGGTTCCGTCTTTACTGAGCCTCCACCCCGTAGCGCCAGCAACGTAGTTTGTGGACTCGATATAGGCGGCAATCATTGCACTCGTAATAGTTGCTTCACCGATGAACGCCTGATTGATGATTGTCTGGCCGTTCTGAATGGCAAAGAAAGTTTTCGGGGTCGCTCCAACCTGTGACATCACAGCAAACCGATCAGCGAGGAACAGCACCTGCGTCTGCATACCAGCAGGGCTGTTTTCAACACCAATACCCATCCCTGCAGCGTACTGACGCCCGTTACTGTCTACGGCCACTTTTACAGAATACTGTGCTGACAGCTTGCCGTTGGTATCGGCCAGCGCGGTTGACGTCTGCTGAACTGCTGCAGTGTTCTGGTCCACTGTGGCCTGCACCTGTTCAAACTTCTGCGCATAAGCCTGATCGTTCGTTGCTATGGTCTGCTTCACAGTAAGAATGTCAGCACGGTTTTTACCGGACTCTGCCATCTGATGATCAACTGTCGCATCCAGGTTGAGAGCATTTTGCAGCATGGCATCGATATTGGTATCGACTTTGGCAATGAGCTGCTTACCGGCATCCGTTTTCAGAACCTGCTCTGTGATGTCGCCCAGTAACGCGGTCGCATCAACGCTGCTGGCACCTTCGACAAACTTCGTCCAGTCGCCTGTATTGCCTATACGGTCCACCAGCCGGGCGCGATACCAGCGGCGAACGCCAGCGGGCATAGGGCCGTGCTGATAGCTGACGCCGGGATAAGGCACATAAGCCAGGAACTGTGGATTCTGCCCGTCTGCCGTTGTGGCCACCTGTATCTCTGTGTAAGAGGTATCACCGGAACCATCAGGAAACGCCCACGTTACATCGATTGCCCAGACCACATTGTCAGTAGCACGGAGGTTAACCGGCGTGCCAGGCTTACCTGCCTTGCCACTGAGTGAGGTTGAGTCGGCGTATCCCCACGGAGAAGAAACCTCTGCCGCGTTAACGGCACGCACCCGGACATCATAGACCCCGGTGTAAATACCCTGAATACTGAAGCCCTGTGCGCTGGTCACTGCAACGTTAATCCAGTCGCCTTTATCCTTACGCCACTGAGCCACGTAGCTGATTGCACCCTCAACACGGTCCCACGTTACCTGCATTGATGAAACAGACAACCCCTGCTCAACAAAGCTGACTTCGCTGATTTTGATGTTGGCCGGTGCCTTAAGCACGCTGATGGGCGTGACCGTGATTGGCGCGGGCTCAATGCGCACGCCATCATCAATATAGCGGTACTTGTTCGGATCGTGCTGTACGCCGGTAATGGTAAACGTGCCGTCATCATTCCCGGCTACTGAGGTGACGCGGAAATACTGAATTGCCAGATTATCGCTGTCGATGGCCCAGACTGCGCCCGACACCGGCGTAATGCGAAAAGCGGTATTCACACTGACGGTTTTCTTATCGGCGCTGATGCTGCCAATTGTGCGTGTCTGCGCGGTACCGTCCGGCAGGTTGACCACCAGTCGGTCACCTGCAGCGTAATCAACAGCACGGTCCAGCGTGATGCGCAGGCCGTTAACCGTGCTGATGCGACCGCCGTTCTGCTTGCCACTGCGGAACGGGTCAGCCACTCCGATGATTTCAGCAGGGATCGGAATGTAACCATCCAGACCGACGCCGAATGAAACGGTGCCATCTTTAGCATTCGACAGAATGGCCCAGCGTCCGCGCCGGTGTGCCTCGCTCTGCGACGTACAGCCAATGGCCGTCAGGCTCATCTCGCGAACGCCGTAGCGCTGAACAAGGTCTGAATCATATACGCCCTCAACGGTGTCCGAATAATGATTAACCGGATCGGACCAGCTTGACTGACAGGACGTGTAGCGGTTTTTATAGCTGCCGCCAGCATAAGTGAACAGGCCGTCAATGACGTTCGCCGCGTGGTAGACGAAATCAACATCAACGTTACCGTCTGAATCGACCTGCGGCACGTCTGCATTCACGAAAATCTGGCTGTTACCCCAGAACGTGATGCCACGGAATATCGCCGCAATGTCCTTCAGGACCGTATACGCATCCTGCTGATTCTGGATGAAAACATTACAGGTAAAACGCGGCTCCGTTCCGCCTGCGCCGTCTGACACCATCTGATCGCAGTACTGCGAAATGCTGTAAAGCTCCCACTTGTCGATCATGGTGGCATCAACACGAGTACCCATGCCGAAGATTTTATCCAGCACCAGGTCATAGAAAATCCACGCTGGATTGTCCGTATAGGCGTATTTGAAATCACCCTGCCATGTACCGGCATACGTGCGTGAAACTGGATCATAGGTCGTTGGAACCCGTACCAGACGCCCTTTTGGCTTGCAGGTGACTTTTGGTGCCTGGCCGCTGAACTGGCTGGCATCAACCTCGATGTACAGCACCGCGGTATTGGGATAACGAAGTTTGCTGTCGATGACCTCTGCAAAAGAAAACACCTTGAAGGCGTTTACCAGCTTTGAGGATGTTGAGTCAGCAGTGATGCGGCGAACCCGGATTGACCAGCCAGATGTTGCTTTGGGTAAATCGATACGGTGATCGCGCTGGTATTCAGATGTGGTTTTCCCATTGAAGCTGCCATTAACGACCGTGGTCCATGAACTGCCGTCTGTTGAGAGGTCAATAGCGTACTGCGTGACGGTGCCAACCATGTCGCCATTATCTTTATACTGATACTGCACCGGCAGGCTCAGCTTGATGCGAACAGCATCGAGTGTCAGATTGGTAAACTGACGCGTCCAGGCGACGGCCTGCGTGACAGCAACGCCCACTGACAGTTCGTTATCGACCTCCGGCATACCCTGAATGTAGGTCTGGTCCTGCGTTCCCCTTCGCCAGTCCCACACGACGCCGGTAAAGTTATAGGTGCCGTCTTCGTTCGCCAGCTGTGTATCGTTCAGGTAAATCTGCTGAGCGGTTAAATCGCCCTGAATCTCACCTTCAGAGATAGCCAGCAGCATTTTCAGTTTGGCGATAGACAGCAGATCATCCGCCTGCTCTACCGGCGTATGGGCACTGCCTCCACCGCCTTTACTGCCTGATATCGAATAATTAATAAGTTTGTGCATAGCGATATAAATCCATAAAAAAATAAAGTCACCTAAAAAAATGCCGATATTCGATTGCGACTAAACTCAGGAGGAAACATGGAAAATAAGTTCACTACTGCTAAAGATTTTAATGATGATGGCTTTTGGTCTAAAACCGTGAAGTATGCGAAAAAGGCAGGTAGCGGAGTAATAGAGAAATCACTTTGGCTTTACTATGCAGCTCAACGACCTGATACGCCAATTTGGGCTAAAACAACAATTTACGGAGCCCTTGCATATTTCGTTTTGCCTATCGACGCCGTACCAGACGCATTACCTGCAATAGGATATTCAGATGATTTAGGTGTGCTTGCCGGTGCGTTAGCTGCCGTGACTATGTACATTGACGATGATGTCAAAGAGCAGGCTCAGGATAAAATGGACGACTGGTTTGAATGAATTTTATTGCTGATCGCTGGTAAAACTTCCGGCGCTGATTATAGCGCCGCCTATTTCCCGTGTTCCGTATAGCACCGGCACCGGATATCCCATTGCGACTGTGTTGACCGGCGCACCGAACGCGTAGTTCGGCTTATTGTCCGTGCTGGAAGATGCACCCACGTTAAGCTTGGGCTGCGGCGTCAGCATCTGCACAACCCCACCCAGCAGCATACTGATACCAATACTGGTCAGTGCTGTGGTTGCCAGTCCAACTGCGGTCGTGGTTCCGATAGCCGCGCCGTATGCAGCCAGTGACGCGCCCGCCGTGAAGAACGCGGCCACAATCGCGACGGCACCGATGATGATCTGCAGCGTACCGCCCCGCTTTGAACCCTCCAGAACCGGCTCCATCTGAAACTCAGTTGCCGCTGAGGACATGTCGAACTCCTGCAGGCCGATGTTGTCTTTGCCGCTGAAGAAGGCGAACCGGATGCCGTTGAGGTGGGCATTTGACACAAACTTTTTAAAGCCCGGTACCTGTGAGCACATCGCACGCAAAAGCTCGCGCAAATCAGTAACGTGGAACTGGTGAACCGGTCCAAACATTTTTGCCATCCGGCCTTTGAGTCGCATGGTTTTAAGCATCCATCAGCTCCTTTCTGCGCACGATGCGAACGGTACGGTTGCGCCAGTATTCGCCATAAGGCACCCGTGTAGACAGGCTCCCGGCGTTATGATGAAGAATGATATTGTTGCCCAGATAGATTGCGGCATGGTTTGTTACCGGGGCGCTGATGCGCATCATGATCATGTCGCCCTCTCGCATTTCTGCTGGCTCAAACTCCACGAACCCTTCTGATTTCCAGTTATCGTCATAAAGGTTTTCTTTGCCGTCCACCCACCACTCATAGTCAACAGACCAGTTTTTCAGGGTGATGCCGTGCTCACGCTGGTACCAGTCCATGATGAGTGTCCAGCAGTCATTGCTGCCAATCAGCCAGGGTCGGCCCGTGTAGTCGCGGTCAGTGCGCGGGCTGATAGTGCAGAAGTCGCCATCCGGCCACGACATGATGCCCCACTCCACGCCGGAAAAGTCGCACTGGACCCTGTCATGTTCTGACGGAATGAGCTGAGGCACGTCCGGGTGTGAATGGATAACCATCAGGATGTCGCCCTGTGCTTCCGCTGCCCGCTTATCCTCCGGCGACAGCGTGAAGTGCTCTGCCGGCGCGTCTGCGATATTCCGGCAGGGGATGTAGTTCTGGGTCCGGCCTGACTGGATGACCAGACCGCATGCCTCGTTCGGGTATTCGGCGGCCACGTGATCGCGTATTTTCTCAAGAATCTTTTTGCGCATCGTTATTTCCCCTGCAGGTTTGCAGCCGGGAACCCGCCGAACGGCAGTGGCTGGTCATCGCCAAAGCGTGCTTTGCAGTCAGCCATGCGCCCGCCGCAGACATCTTTTGACGGGTCGCTGGTCGCCGTGCCGTCCTTGGTAAAATACCGGCTTCCTGCGTAATCGCAGCCCGTGCCGGTGCGGTACCATCCGCGCATGCACCAAGTACAGACCGGCGTTATCTGGCGTGATGGCAGCTGCAGGCTCTGGATATCAAAGGGGGAGCAGAGCTCGAAATCCACCTGAGCGCGTGTCTCGGAGGTTTTCGCATTTACGTAAAACAGCTGAACGCGCTCTTCCTGTGGATTTGCGTTTGGGTTGCCCGCCGTCCAGTTTGCCGCATCGAGATACTTTGCCAGCGTGGTGTGGATGCGCACCTTCGCCTTTACCATGTCGTCGAACTGCAGGCAGAGCGCCGTGACATAGTTACCCACGTTGCCGACTGAAAGCTTTGGCGTCGGCTGTGAACCGGTACTGCTCATCTCCATGCCGGTCAGCTCATACGGATGCGGGTCGTACTCATTACCCTGCCAGATGATTGACGGAAGGTTTTCCGCTGCAAAAGACTGCCAGCCCTCGGTCGGAAGGTTATATGCATGGAAGCGCAACACGGTATCCAGCCCGAAAGCTGTACCGTCAATCTCTATCAGCTGGACCAGACTCCCCGGCTCCAGCGCCTGAATGTCCTGGTTAAAACTCATTTTTCACCCAATAAAAAAGGGCGCATCAGCGCCCTGTTGTTATCGTGACATGTCACGGTACGAAAGCCTGCTCAAAGGTAAAGCTAATTTCTACGAAATTGCCATTGATGAAGGCGGGCCGGATCGAGTCCGACTTAACGCGGTAAAGCTTTTTCTCTCCCCACGGATTGACCCACCAGCAGGAAACAGTGACGTGTGCTTTGAGAAAAGCCCTTACGGTCGCCATTTCTGCTTTGCTGCCGCTGCAGGTTATCGGCCATGACTCGCGCTGATCGTTAATCCCGACACCGGCCACCTGCTTATATCCGTCACCGAACTGGGCCTGAAGCGTGGCAACGTTGACCTCCTCCGTCGCCCCCGTTCTGACGCACCAGTCAAAGGTATCAATCGCCATTTTTCACCCTGAATGTTATCCGCCGCGATAAAGTATGCCGCCAGGCAGTATTGCTTTCTTAAGTTCGGTAGACAGAACCGTCTGGATCATGCTCTGCAGCTGTCGGGCAGTATTAGCAGTGTTGGCACTGCTGGTTTCACCGGCTCCGCCGCCCTCGACCGTCACAGGTGCGCTGACAGAAATAGACGTGCCGCCAGTGCCACCGCCACTACCTATCGCACGCACACCAAGTGAGCCATCAGCTGCACGCGTCAACGGCATAATCGCTTCGGGACCCGCCTCGCCCATCAGACCAGCACCTTTAGCGAAGGCAAACAGCGTCGGAGAACTGACAACCGATCCGCTGTACTGGCTCAGGTCATGGGACTCATACACGCCCCCTTTGGCGTTAAGCGTCAGGTTGTTGTATGAACCGCTGCTGAATGAGTTATTCGCTGTGCCACCGCCAGCCGATGCCGCGCCAACCGCAGCGCCACCGACTGAACTGACAATGCCACTCACCAGATTAACCGCGGCCATCTGCAAAGCGACTTTAGCGATCATGCTGAGTACCGAAGAAGCCCAGTTTTTCCAGCTGGCCTTGTTACCCATCAGCATGGATGAAACGTTATCCAGAGCACTATCCATAGAGCTGCTGACGACGCTTGCCGCTGAAGCTGAATAGTTTGATGACGTATCCAGCCAGTTAGCCAGGCCGTCACTCACGCCGCCCATCCAGTCAGACTGCATGGCATCCATGCTTTTGTAATAGTCTTCCTGAATTTTCAGGCGGTCGCTCATGGCGCTGCCGATAGCGCTGGTTTCACGTTCATAAAGGGATTTGGTGATATCACCAGACTGATACTGCGTCTGCAGTTCACGCTGCTGATCGAGGTATTCCCGCTCAATGCTCAGGCGTTCCTTCATGCGCTGGCGCTCTTTGTCGCCCTGACCGGCCCCCTGAACGTCGATGTTCAGCGATGACTTTGCATTGCTGTTCTGCGCCTGCAGGTTTGCAACGAATGCCGCTATTTTGGCATTTTCCTCATTCGCCTTTTTGACCTCATTCAGCCGGTCAACTTCCTGCGCAAGAAATTCCAGACGCTTCTGCTGCGTGGCGTTAAGCCCCTGCAGTTTGCCGTCAGCAATATCAAACTGGAGCTTCTGTTGTTCGGTGACCACAGCCGTCTTTTTGCCGGTTGTGTCAATCAGCTCAATCTGGCGCATATAGCCACGCTCAGTAGCCTTGAAAGCAGACTCCAGCTTTGCAGCTGCAGTGTCTTTCTTCACCTTCGCCGGCTTGCCGTTTGTTTCTCCCTTATCAAGCCCGAAGTCCAGCAGTAGAGAAGCTGTTCCCGGTGTGACGTCAGGCGACACTTTGATGTCTTTAGGCTGCTTATTCAGCTCTGCCAGGCGTCCGGTAAGCGTGGCGATTTCGTCAGATACCGCTTTAACACTGTCGTCCTTGCCCATAATCCAGCCCAGAAAGGTCTGGCTGCCATCGTACATTCCGTTGCCGCGACCTTTTGTTGTGCTGTTCAGGTAGTCTATGCGGGCCTGAATCTGGTCAGGATTATCCATATCCACGCGATTACCCAGCGCGGCCATTCTGTTACCGGAGGCGGACGCCAGTTTACCTGCACCCGCCGCAGCCTTAATCAGCCATCCGGCAAGCTGAGCCACCTGGCTGACCAGGTCAGCGATGCCCTGCAGAACCTGTGGATCGGTCAGCACATCATGAATATCTGAGAGAGAGTTATTCAGCGGGCTGAGGTCAACGTGCGCCAGCCCGGCAGCGATCTCCATCTTCAGCCCTTTTACCTGCGCCTCCATATCCTGAAACAGGGTGTTGACCTTAATCAGATCATCAATGGATTGCGGGTCAGGCGCGACGCCATAATCTTTCGCCAGCTGAATGAACTGAGTCAGCTTTGCGTTGTTGTTGTCGAATAGAGGAAGAAGTTTTGAAAGGTCATTGCCCAGACTTTCAAGGATGGTGACCTTGCCTGCGTTGGTGCTGATTTTGCCCAGCGCCTCGCCAATCGCCAGTAACTGCTTGTCCGGTGATACCTTCGACAGCTTATCGGCAGACAGGCCAAGCGAGTTAAGTGCATCAACGGCCTCCCCTGACTTATTCAGAACCGCGTCACCGATTTTGTCGCTGAGGTCTTTAAAAATATCCGCCATGTTGTCGCCGGCGACACCGGCTTTCTCTGCCGCGAACTGCCAGGCAAGAAGCTCCTGAGTGGACATCTTCAGCGACTTAGCCCACTGGTCTGTGGCATTTACCTGTTCAGACGTTGATTTAAGCAAAGCGAAACCGGCTGTGCCTGCCGCGAGCGCTGCCGCCTGAACCGCGCCGCCTGCTGAGAGCAGTGCAGCTGAACTGGCAGCGGCGTCCTTCTGGACCTGCTTAGCCCACTTTTCAGAGGCACGCTCAGCCTTGTCCATACTTGAAACGAAGCCGCCCACTTTTGCAATCAGGTCAATCGTCAGCGTGCCAAGTGACTTACTGGCCATATCATCTCCAAAAAAAAACCCGCCGAAGCGGGTTTGACTAAGCATCAATCAGTTATTTATTTTTGGGACTCGCGTAACCTTCTAAGTCGAACTTAAACTGTTTAGCGCCTGCCTGATAAAACTCAGCTTCAATAATTACTTTTTTGTGGGAGCTAAGATTTTTGATAAATGATGAGGACTGATCGAAGAAAATCACGTCCGAATTGCCGTTACCAGATTCTGACATTGAGAACTTTTGAATTTTCTCACCATCAAACTTAACCGATACATGACAATCATTAAAAGAATTGCATGAAAATTGACCTTTACTGATTACCAGAAGTGCTTCACTTGGTTGTAGATCTTCTGGTTTCTGCCCTTCTTTCAGCTCCGTTTTTTTCGAACGTAAGACAATGGCCATTTTCGAGCCACCATTATATGGAAACTCAAACTCAACGGCGTTATCAGATTCAGTTTGAATGAATTTTTGCGCTGTTCCACGCATCTCATCGTTATTGTAAGTAGTAATCCAGTCAGCGGCAGCCGCTGAAAACGAACTCATCACAATCGCGGAGAAGATTGTTAACTTGATAGCCTTCATTTAGCAACCTCTTGTTTTATTACTACTTCCTGAGGTTTTAATTGCTGTATAGCACGGCAAATGCAATATGGAATAACAGCCCATGCCATTCCCATAGCTGCGCCTGCTGCTTGCTGAGGTGCACTATCAGCTGCAAAAACCATAATAACGCCTTGAATGAATCCAATCACTGAACAAACAATTGATGCTTTCCACATACCAATGTCCTTATTCCCAAAAGTTAGGAATAATCCTAAAGAAAATTTTGACATATGTGAAGCATTTATCATTCAGCATTTGCTGATTATCCGTTATCCCCAGCTGGTCATGGCTTCATTAAGTGAAATCGGCTCATCAGCAGCAGTGACTTTTGTGAAGTGCAGAGTGAAGTCGGTCGGACTGAACGGCGGTGTTTTCGCATCCCGGTTCACGTTAGCGATGATGCTTGCCACCACCCCTGCGCCCCACTCGGTACGCATCATGGGGTTCAGGCTTCCGTAGCGTTCCCGGTATTTTGCCCAGAGCTGCGACTCTTTGAAGGTGATCGTCTCACGCGCTTCGGCGATGGTGCGCCCGCCGATGCCGTTGAGGACGAGCTCGCACCAGAATTCGTCTTCGGCGCTGAGCTCGAAGTCTTTCCCAGGTCGTTAACTTCCTGAATGACCACCAGCAGCGCAATGGTCAGCGCACCGTCGAGAGAGCCCCGCTCCGGGTCAGCTTCGCCGGTGATGTCAGCCGGGGTGAAAACGGGCTTGCCGGACTCATCACAGATTGATGCTGCGATGCGGCCTGCCACACCATCCACTTTGCCGCCCATTGCCAGCACATCTGACGTTGCTGTGTGGTAGCCCATCGGACGCACATATACGGTCGCGGTAAACTCTTTGTCGCCCTGCTTCCAGCTGATTTCTTTTTCTACCGGGCGTCCGGTGAAAGCACCGGAGGATTTCAGTGAATCAAGCGTAAGTTTCATGCTTATCCTGCTATGTTTGGGGCCGAAGCCCCGGTTAATTACGAGCCGGACTCAGCCTTTGGAATCCATGCGCCCGCGCCGGAGCGCTGAATTGTTGCTGTGGTCTGAACCACCGTGTTCGCCTGAAAATCAAACGGGAAGTCAGCAACGTAGCCTTTGAAAACATACCAGGTGCGATCGTCAGGCAGGTTAAGCCCATCGACAGCGTTTGCTGCATTTGCTGCGGCCACGGTTGGTGCGGAATCGCCGTCAGACCAGCCGATTGCAAATACAAGGTCGGTCTGGTCCGAGTTTTCTGCCAGATTGCTCAGCATCAGATGGCTGGCGTTTTTGGGGTCAGCATTGAGCGTTGCCGACGCCTGAGCAGGTGTGCGCAGCCCTTTCTTATAGGTGCGCGTACTCTTCTCGCTCAGGCAGGTATCTTCAATCTGATCTGCCGGGCTGCTGCCCGGGTTGAATGCGGTAATGCATTCGATTTCACTCACCGTGTTATTTGCAAACACATAGAGCTGCGTGCCCTGCGTCAGTACAGACATAGTTATCTCCGGACATAAAAAAACCGGCATCTGCCGGTTGGTTAGTTGGTGAGGTGATTATCGAAGGACTATCCAGTCCACATCGAATGAGTAGCGGTAGCGTTTCGTTTCACTGTCGCGGGCCTGATCGCCCCACCGCGTGATGTGCGCGTGAGACTCAATGGCATCGCGCAGCGCAGCAGCCACAGCAATAGCCTCGTCAGGAGTATCCGCATAAACATCGACCTGTAGTGAGAACGCATCAGCATCAGGACGCTGACCGAGGTAGTTCTCAGGCTCGCCGCTGATGTTTTGCCACACTGCATAGGGATAAGTGACATCATCATCCTGAAGCCCGAAGGGATAAAGGCGCAGACGATCACCACCCAATAATGCGTTTACGACAGGGCTGGCGGCGCATACCGGGAAAATTGGCGCAATCATGACGATGACCCTTTCTTTTTGGCCCGGGCAATCGCACGATCCAGCGCTTTATCGTATTCATTGACGAACGTGCTGATGACCATATCCACACCGTTCTCAGCAGCTGGCCGCATAATTGGCTGAGCCCGCATTTTTTCCGTACCGAACTCCAGCAGTCGCCAGTGAGGAGTGGGTGCGTTAACAGCTTTGTCAGGGTGATTTTTCAGTACCGCACCATGAAGCACGCCTATTCGAAAGGCAAGATCGCCGGTTCGCCTGAATACACGGCCATTCCATCGCTGAGCTATGTTGTCGGCGATGCTCCGGCCGGTATGGATGTCATCCACGCGACGGGCATTGGCCTTCGCCCTGTCCACAATGACATTTCCTGCTTTGCGTAATGCGGCACGCCCGCCCTTTTTTTTCAGATCGTCGCTTATAGATTCAAGCCTGCCCAGCAACGCATCCAGACCTGTCAGGGAAAATTCCACACCATCAGCCATCGTTAACGCCCTCCGAACACGGCAATGTCAGGTAATCCCGGCCGCTTTCAGGGTCAGGAAGCACACCTTCAATGTTGAAAATTTTATTCCTGTATACGATGCGATGCTTTGAGGTGATGTCGCTGCGGTAACGGATCGTTAATCGCGTTGTCACCTCGGCCTGTGTAGCCTGCGCCGCAATAAACTCTCGGGCTGAAAGAGGTACAACGTCAGCCCACAGCTTTGTAATTTCCTGCCAGGAATTGACGGTTGCTCCGGTCGTAGGGTTCTGAGTTTTGACGGGCTTCTGAAGCGAGACGCGATGGCGCAATTTGCCAGCCTGCATGATTTACCCCTTTGGCTTTCCGTTGAGATAAGTGGCAACCGGCATATCATCCTGCACCTCATCAGCAAGAGACTGATAAAGCACCGCGGCTAAAGACTCGTTTGACTCAGCCAGGCGGCTTATTGCCGCTGTCTGGTCGGTCATCGCTTTTGTCTGAGCTGCCATCGCTTTCAGCAGTTCGCTTACCTGTTGCTCGTTCATAGGCAATTCTGGTCCATTTCTTTATCCAGTCACGGCGCGCCTGACAGCCACTGCATGCCATATATGTTCCCGCGCTCAGAGAATGGTTGGTTTACGTAGGGAATAGATGAGGCATGACACCGAGTAAGGTAACTCACCCTGTTTATACATGCCCTCTTCCTCACCGCCACGAACGCGATCAAGGATGCCGACTAAAATCAGCGTTGCCTGTTTTACCCGCTGTAGTTCTGGTGCGGACTCAATGACTTTACCATCTGTACCAATAACCCGGTCCCGGCTGCCCTGGATATAATCCAGCACGGCTGCGCTTGCAGAGTAGATTTTCAGCTGCAGATCGGAGTCACCGTCATCCGTGTCGATTCGCAGATGCTCTTTGGCTTCACTGAGCGTCACAAATTCCAGCATTACTTAGCCCTCGCATCACGACCGCGTTTCACGGCCAGCTTCCAGCCTTTTGAGCCATCTTCACCCGGCTTATCACCTGTTGCTTCATTGCAGTACCAGACCGAACCACCCCAGGTAACACTGTCGCCCGGAAAATATTTCTCGCCATCCTTGAAGATGTCCCGATAAATCATCACCGGCACGCTGAATATCTTCTCTGTTTTATCCCCACTGGATTTGATCGCAGTGACGGTGAAATTACGCTCATCAGACTGAGTTATATCGATATCGCTGATGCCATCGACCAGGCATTCCCACCCGTTCATGCCAGTGGTTTTCTGATAAGAACGCCACAGTCCGCCCTGATGGATGGCATAGGTACCGCGAGCATATGCCTTCTCAGGATTGATTGACGGCAGTATTTCGAGCTGCAGCGCGTCTTTACCATCTTCGCCAGGCTCACCATCCTCCGGCTTTGGCATTTCCGCTACGGCATCCTTCACCATCTGCGCGATATCCGGCAGTGGTTCTGGCTGCGGAACCTTGATAGCGGAGACAGCCCGCTGAATCATGCTTTCAATATCAGGCAGGACAGGAGAATCCGGCACCGGAATTTCAGCCACCGCATCTTTAACCATCTGCGCGATATCCGGCAGTGGTTCTGGCTGCGGAACCTTGATAGCGGAGACAGCCCGCTGAATCATGCTTTCAATATCAGGCAGGACAGGAGAATCCGGCACCGGAATTTCAGCCACGGCATCTTTAACCATCTGAGCGATATCCGGCAGCACTGGTGCAGCAGGGATAGTAATCTGCGCAATCACCGAAGCGGCAATCGCCTGTTCATCCGGTGCTGACAGCTCGCTTTTTTCCACCAGAGCTCTGAGCCTGTTGATTTCATCAGACTGTTGCGACAACGCAGTTTCATAGCGTGTGTGAATTGCTGACAGCTGCTCTTTCACTCCCTCACTGACAGCCTTCAGCAGTGACATGTCACGTTCATTCATGGGTTAGCAGTCCTTTCAGCATGGCTTTGACCATGAAATGCTCATGCTCTGTCAGAGCCTTGCTGCTTTCATCGTCAACAGTTGGCAGCGGCGTGGAGGCCGCTTCAGATTTTGATTGAGTGCCGAACGGATCGTCGCTGGCATCCCTTTTAGCCAGGGCTGACAGCGCATAGTTCTGCTGCTGCAGGTATGGCGTGTCTCCGCCTTCAACAGGCGGCATGTTTTCACTTTTGCGCGCCTGATTAGGCGTAAGGAAACCGGCACCAATACCTTCACTGTAAGTCTTATAGCGGCCTTCAGTGTCCATACGGATTAGCGTATTGAGGTCAAACTCAACACCAGTCTGCGCATCCAGATCGAAAGCTTCATCAAGCAGAAGCTCAATGCCTTCAATATGCGTCTGAAGACACTGCGAGTAATAACCCTGATCAAGAGCCTCTATGTTGTTATAAGAAGGCGTAGAGGCGGTGTTGACCTTGTAAATCGGAACGTGGAACGTTGAGCAGATAATTTCGGCTGTCAGCTTCAGTTGCTCAACCATCTGCGCATCAACCGCTGTCATTGCAATAGCTGCAAATGAAGCGCCATCAGCGAGTAAACCTGTCTTACCTGCGTTAGCGCCGGAATAACCTTCATCCCAGCTCTGTTTTATCTCCCGCGCTTTGTCCTGATCTACCGCACCCGGCACGGTAATCACACCTCCGGGCTTGCCACCATTTTTGAAATGATTGGCTGAATTGGTCAGGATGGCATCACCCTGCATTGCGGTGAGCCCGCAAGCATAGATAGGTGAAAGCCCACACAGGGGATGGAAAAAGCAGTTGAACCGATCGTGAATCATCTCACGGGCTGGAACCATGACCTGCTGTTTAAGGCCATGAACGTTGTCAGGCCGGACCTGATAAAAGATTTCACCATCGTCAGTAACGTAAGGGGTGACTTTATTAGGGTCCAGAACGCGCAACTGTTTAACGTCACCGTCAGGATTGCGCAACTTCAAAATATAAGTATTGCCATCTGATAGCTTGGAATTCATCCAGCACTCAAAGAACTGCATGCGTGTCTGAAAACTGTTTGGCTTTTTCAGTAGCGGAGAAATTCTGGCATCGATGTGATCTCCCCAAATGCCGCTGTTCAGCTTCTTTTTCAACTGAAGTGGCATTTTGGCGATGTCTGCGGAGATAAGTGAAATACAGGAAAAAACGGCGTGATATGCCAGCACGGTCGTTGCGTCGACTTCGACGTTTCGCTGCCACGCGCCGGTAAATGACTCAAAAATCCTGCGCCATCCGCCGCCATTCGCAGCCTGAATCGCCTTCTCCTGCTGGGACTTTTTACGGAAACCGAACATTGGCTGCTTCTCCCGGCACTATTTCTTTTGCTGACCCTTTGACTGCTTTTCAACATTATCGATGAACTCGACAAAGCCGGTTAAGCGAAGAACCTCTGCATGATCGTCACGCAGAAAGCGTTTTTCCCCTGCATGCGCATCGTGGGTGCTTTTCAGATAACGGACCTGTTTCATAGAGAAAAGAGCGGGGATTTCTCCCCGCATATCCTTAGCTGCCAGCGTTAGCGCTGTAGTTAACACCGGTAATCACTGCCACCGCCGCGGTACGACGACGCTTCCAGTTGATCCAGCGTTCGGCGCGGATTGCCACGCTGTTGGTCTGGAACATGGAAACCATCTCTACCGGGGTCGGCGTCAGGCTGTCACCGGTCGGTGCGCTTTCCATCTCAAGCGATGCTTCGCGGGACATGTCCACAGCCACGCCGCCATCATCAGCCAGGTAGATATCAGGCGCGTTGACCAGAACCAGCTGATTGCCCACGTACTGAGAAACAATAACCGGCAGACCCTGGAACGTACCGCCGAGCATGCTCATATCGGGATACTCTTTCTGACCCAGCGCATTTTTACGCATAGACAGAGACAGCGCCGTAGTGCTGGACATCAGCCAGACTGCACCGGTCGGCTGAAGGCTGGCGGTCACGAAGGTTGCAAACGCCGCTGCGGCATCATCGTCAGGATTACCGGTAGACTGAATGCCAGCAATTCCGTTGGTGATTGATGCCGGGGAAACGTTAGCGACTTCAGCTTTGGCCGGATCAATAAAGTCAGTATCCAGACGCGCAATAACAGCTTCCGCAAGCGCATTACGCACCAGAGCATCAGCGGCCGGGTTAGAGAAGCGGATCAGCTCATCGGTCAGAACCGCGATAGCCGCCACTTTGGCAAAACCGAAGGTGATGGATTCGAAATCGAATTTTGTCAGCGGCTTGGCTTTACCCTGACCAACCCAGCTCGCCGATCCACCTGAAGTCTGCGCAGGGATGCGAACGTTGAATGGCACGCTACGCAGCGCAGGAATGTTGCCCTGACCGAAGCGGCCAATCAGCGTCTGCGGACGCAGAAACTCAATGAAGTCCTGAGCATACTCCTGGTATTCGACCAGGCTGCCAGCCCATTTTGGATCGGTCGTTGAACCTGCGCCCACAGCTGCTTTAATTACGTGATGCAGCTTGGCGTCGTCCTGATACTGCGCTTTTGCGATTTCAAGCGCATCGCTGCGGCTGCCACCTGCAGCTGCCAGACATTTTGCGAAACGCGCAAAACCGATACCTTTCTCCAGCTTTTTCTCTACACGGATCACGCCAGGGGCATTAACCGCAGCGGTATTTACAACGGTGCCATTAACCGTTTTTACAACCGGCGTGGCCGTGGCTGCTTTGGTAGCTTCCATGTCACGCAGGCGTGAAAGATGTACATCTACAGATTTGATTTCTGAAGAATGCTGTTCGTACTGCTCATCTTCTTCAGCATCCAGCGTCCGGCCTTCATCGGCGGCTTTGGTCATAATGGATTCCATTGCGCCCGCCAGCGATGCACGTTTAGCCTCATAGCTTTTGATAAGCTCTGCAATATTCATTGAATTTCCTTTAATTTGAACGGGTTTAGGTGCTGTATCGCCAGCGGATTTTGTGATTTTCGACATGATATGCGGTTTGCCTGACGCGGCACGCAGTCTCTCGTCGATAGATTTAACGGTCTGAATAGTGCCTTCGGCGTTTGCCGGCACTGTTACCACTGAAAGCTCGTACCACTCCCAGCTTGTGAATCGGATTCCGCCTTCATCGATATAGGCGTATTCAATCGGGCGAAAACCAATTGATAATCCCTTAACGAGGCCGAGGCGGATGCTCTGCCAGGCCTCTTCAAGACGCGCTGCGAGCTGGCTGGGTGAGTCAGCTTTAGCCAGTGTCGCTTTGATTTCAATGCCCTCGGCGGTTACCTTTGCGCTGGTCACCTGCCCGATAGGAGACTGATGGTCATGCTGCCAGAGCAGCGGGATAGGCAGCTGAAACTTTGCGCCCTCGGGCATCACGATGTCGCCATACCGATCAGGTGACGGTGTCGTCGCAATACCGGTGATCTCCCGCGTATCCTCGTTGACCGCCTTCACCTTCAGAAGGCTGACGGCGTGCTGATTCTTCATTTCCCTTTCTCCAGAAACGAAAAAACCCGCCGTAGCGGGTCGTTGAAAGCGGAATTTCTAAATGAAAAACACGCTGTATTCTTTTTTGGTCGCTGCCGGGTTCAGCGCCATCAGGTAAATGGCATTAAACAGCGCCATAAGCGGGTCGATCTTACCTGTGCCGCTGGCACCCTTCGTTACCAGCGGCGCATTACCACTGATAACCACTTTTGCATTACCAACACACCAGTTCATCAGGGGCTGAGGCGCGTGCTTTAAGGCACCCTCTGCCAGCTTGCGCTCAGTAGTCTTACATGCGCCGCCCAGCCTCCATCCCTGACTGACTCCCACCACTGAATCCTGCGGTATACCTGCATCAATCAGCGTGTCGAGCAGAACGCCGATCCCCGCGGGGTCCATGCCAACCTTATCCAGCAGCCCGGCTTCATAAATCTGCGATACATACATCGCAACTTCATCCGCATCCTCACCCACCCGTTTCACAATGGTGAGATCGCCCTGCTTTTCAAAATCACGCAGTTTGCTTTCTTCGCTTTTTCGGCGCTCCAGCATCTTTTCATGGCACCACGCATGAGACCAGGTCAGCCAGTCACGGCTTTTCTTATCGCGACCGGCCACGGAAAGGCCGAGAAGGTCATCCAGACCGCCGCCGTCAATGCCGACAGTGATAACTTCGCACCGGGTTAAAATCTGTTTGAATGTCACAGAAGGATCGGACTGAGTTTCCCAGAATTCCGCACCGGCCCATCGGTCATTACGGAGATTCATGCCAATCTCAACGTTCAGATGCTTAGCAAGAAACTTTCTCAGGCTGCCTTCATCTTCCTGCGACCGCTTAAGATACTCATCATCCAGCCACTCTTTACTGACCGATCGGCCCATGTTCGGGTTCGTGATGTAAAAGTTATCGGGATTGCGGAAACCTTCGTTTTCCACCATTTCAGGGGGAAACTCATAAAGGATACCAAGCGTTTTGCCATCCTTAATGATCCCGTCGCGGACGTTACGCCAGTAATCCAGTTTCTTTTTAAATACGCCTGCAGGCGGCTCATCGCTCTGCGTGGTCAGGTAAATCACCCAACCTTCATTACGCGACACCTGCCCGCCCAGCGCCTCAATAAACATCGCATCCGCTTTGGCGTTTTTACCAAAGAGCCACAGCTCTTCCACCAGAATCCGGCCTGCCTTTTTACCCGACACCGTATCGCTGTCAGCGGCCACCACCTTCAGGCTGTTGCGATTAACGCGGTGAGTTATGGTGCGGATATGATCCTGAACGTGAAAAAGTGCTGATAGCTCTTCATCTTCTCGCACCATGCTGGCAGCAGGTTTAAAGCAGTTGTCGGCAACCTCTTTTGTCGGTGCCAGAATCAGATGCTCTTCATCAGCACGCCAGCAGATAATCAGCGCCGTCAGCATAATTCCGGCTGCTATAGTGGATTTCGTGTTCTTTTTGCTGATAAGAAGACCATACTCACGGATCATCTGATTTCCGGTCTGCTGGTCATAGCCGCCAAATATTGCCAGCACAAAATCAAACACCCACTGCTCTGAACACTCACCAAATGTCGGCTTGCCAGGCAGGTCAGTTACCCTGAGCTCTTTAAATATGGAAAGTGCATGCTCGCCTGAATCCCTGAATATTGGCGGCGGGATGATGGACTCGCGGTTAATGAGCCTGCTGGCCCAGTCAGCGCATGCGGTGGACCACTCAGGCATCTCTATCTCCCGTTATTCACAATCAGCTGCGGTGGAGCCATGCCCATGAACTTGCTGGCAACCGCCTTAGCAGCGGCCTGCTTCGCATCTTTCTTGCCGCCCTCACCTTTTTTGCTGTGCAGGTAGGGAAGCATCGCCTTTGCAGCATCTTTTCGGGTATCAATATCTTCGCACCGGTCATTCATAACCGACTTCAGAAACTCAAGCGGGTCATCATACTCACCAGCCGCCCGGGCAATTTCCGGTACCGGATCGGGCTCAGGTTGTGATGACGTGTTTACCGCTGGGGTATTAACTTTTTTTCCCTGCGTTGGCACATCGTCGACTTCGACTTTTTCATTCTTTTTGCGGCTTATAAAAGCGATGACTTCCGGGTCTTTAGCAAGCTGCGAACCCTTGGAGCGTGCGGAGTTTGCGGAATACCCAGCCTTTATAGCCGCATCTTTTTTCGACATACCGGAAATCAGCGCCAGCGCGAATTTTCGCTTCTGGGCTGTTAACATGTTTACACCCTCCAAAAGGGGATATTTTCTGTGCGTGAGAGGGGGCGAGGTTTCGCGTTAGGCCCGTCCAAATCCTTGGACCCTCCCCCCACCCTTAAATGAGAATTGATATCATTCACATCGAGATGATTTCGGATGCAACCATTTCCTGCTGTGCATGATAATCATTATCAAATGCCGTTCATGTCGGCTTTTGTCTTCTTGAGGTGGCACCCATCTTCGCCACAGCAAAGGATTTGGCAATTGGCGTCGGTGTCTTCGCCACCCTTATGCAATGCTACCTTGTGATCCAGTTCGAAGCCGTGAGGATACTCAGTCAGGCGTCCACACATCACGCAGCAGGGATTAGCCGACCATAATCGTTTTCGGCGCGCCTGAAGCTTCCAGCCTGTAATGCGGGTATCGGCTACGGTTACTGTCTTCACTCTCTGAGTGCGGTCTACCGAGAGCCGTGGTTTAAGCGTCGCTAACTTTGCCGCCATCGCTAATCCTCATTGCTAGGGAAAGCCACACCGAGAGCCTCCATTTTTTTCTGCTGTTCAGCTATGCGTCTTTCCAGCTCTGCAGCTGCATACGGGATAATTACAGCGATAAATTCATCATCCTGATAGGTGGACTGTATAGTCAGTCCCAATCCTTTGCCTGTAGAGATTAAATCACGCTGTCGGTGCAGTTCATCAAGCCGCTGTTTTATGCTGTATGCGGCGCTTAGGTTTTTAATGTCCATTGAATAACCTCCAAGCTCTTCGGCGTTCTGTTCGTGGTGTGTTGTCTGGATGCCGTTCGACAGTGACGGCGTCCGCATGATCCACCAGCGAGTAACACGGATAAATGATTGAGCCACCACACGCATCACCAACTGCATAGTCCGCAGGTGACCCGTGATTCCACCGGCCGATCACCTGCTTTAACTTATGCAGTGGTACGCTGTAGCAGACACCATGAATGAGCCGGCTCATGATGATGTAATCAGCCTGACGCCTGTCAGCATCAATAAGCCTTGTCGCTATCTCCAGCTGATATTGAGGCGGCCTGCCGGTACCCAGATAGAAAGACAGCAGCTCATCAGGGAACCGGTTAAGCCAGGCTGTCACTTTCTCAGTGAAGCCATTAACCAGAACCGCATCATCCTCCAGTATCACCACCCGGTAATCCTGCTGGCTGGCCCACTCGATAGCGCGCCGGTGATTCCAGTTCGCGCCATGCTGACTCTCATCTATCAGCAGATGCGCATTAAGCGACCATGCCAGATGCTCTGCCTGATGCCTGCGTGAGTGGTGACCTACCACCACAAACTTTATTTGTGTTTCCACCAGGCAAACTCCTTACCGATTCCATCTGACTTAAATACTGTATGTACGCTGGGACCGGTGATCAGCCTGTCGCTGTAGCGGTGGGTGACGATGCCGAATGCCATCATGTCACCAACAGCAGAGGCCGATGATTCCTGCCCCCAGAAGCGCAGCGATTCGATGTGGTAATACAACCGGACGATGCCATGCGCTATTGCCATCACATCATTTCGTGTACCACCGAGCAGGCCAGCGTTAAGCATCACCTCATTACGGTGCGCATTAATGAACGCCTGATAGATTGATTCGGGATGCGACTGCTTAGCCCAGAGATCGGCATAGGTTTTCGGTTCAGAACCTGCGTAGACTTTGCCGGGTTCCATTTCTTCCCATGGTTCTCGCAGCATCTCAACGTCAGTGCCATCGGTACACCAGACGAAGTGATATTCAGGATTAGCGCGAAGGTGCTGCCAGATATGCAGCCAGCGCCGAAAATAGACGTTCATGTTCACATCCGGCACGGGTGTCAGCGACGCACCTGCAGGTGCAGTAGTCAGCTCATCGGCTAGCACTACCGTATCTCCACCTTTGACCGATGCCGCCCATGTAGCCAGCATGTCAGACGATGCAGTCATTTTGGTGCCGCGCTGCGGGTCAGGCTGGCTGGTCAGCAGTGTAGTAATCACCACATTGCGCTGCTGCCGGTATTCGGCGTATCCGGTATAACCGCTGTTGCGGCGCTCATTGTGAATGGTCACATTGTGCTTAACCTGTGCTTCACGGTCAGATTTAGGCACTGAGCGCTCAACCGCCTGGTGCTCATCTAGCGAGTAAATAAGTTTTTCAGAACCGACGACATCAGCGAACGCCCAGCTGGTTAACCCTGCGTTGTGAATGCGCAGTGCCAAATCAGAGTGCTCATACATTCCACGCTGGTAGATGGGATCGAAACCGCCAACCACCTCAATCGCGCTGCGATGGTAATAGAGCATCACGCCGCGCTGGCCGGTGTAGGCTATGTGCCGGTCATCGCGGTATAGCACCGCAATGTCGTTAAGCTTCTGCCCTGTTGCAAAGTCCTGAAACTGGTAGGTCAGATGTGGCTCAGGCGATTCGATGTATGGTTGTTCCCAGCCGCCAGCAATCGGCCAGGCATCATCGTCCCACAGGAAAAGGTGTTCACAGCCGGCAGCAATCAGCGCCTCTAGGCTCGCGTTCTTAGCGGACACGATACCGAGTGAGGCGTCATGCCGAATAACCCGGACACCTTCAGGCGCTGTCACTGGTTTTGCTGAGCCGTCATCAATAACAACCACCAGCGCACCGGCCGGCAGAAACTTCAGTTGGTGATCCAGCGCGCGGGATATGACGTCATGCCGGTTATGGGTGCTGATGGCGATACCAATATTCGATGCCCGCTCAGTTGCCGGCACGTACCGCACACCATCAATCATAACGTCCATTATTCAGAGTTTCCTGCTGGCTTGATGTGTTTAATCCTCGGCAATGGTGAGACCACCAGCCGATGATTCATTGTGTTTATGCTGAAAAATAAACTCAGTGAGTGCAGTTTTCAGCACAAAATAAAAAACCGCCCGAAGGCGGTTATGAAGCAGAGTATGTCTTAACTAAAATCGAGCTTACCGATAATTTGTTTAACTTTTTGTTCAAGCTGAGAGCGCTCGGCATCCTGCTTTGCTTTCTCTGCACTCTCCGCTTTAACAACTTGCCCTAATTCTTCATTTGCAACTTCAATTGCATGCTTAAGGTGACGTGTCACGGTGTTTAAATCATTTTCACCCTCAATTGCTGCAAATGCCACAATCCATTCATCATTGTGTACGACCGGCTGCCTAGCGATGAAAGAATCTGCATGCTCCTGACTGGCTGCGTCCCTGAAGGATTGTTTCCATCGCTCTTCGACTGGACCATCTAACTTAAAGTAAAAATTACCGCCATTTGCATCATATTTAGATTTAGATAAATCTACATCTATGATTTTTGGAAAATGAACTGGCATGTGTACCTCCGTTATAAAGAGACACAACATTATCCTTAAGAATAATCTTAGTGAAGATAAATTTACCATTCCAGCTTCGCAACGCTTCACAGCGTGGCTAACCGTTATCCCTTGTCGGAGAGATTCATCATCAGGCGCACTCGTAAATGCGCCTTGTGATGAACTCAGCAATCTGAGTCTGGCCGGGCTATAGCACGGCAAGCCCACATACAGGCTTCCTGCATTTTAGTTCGAGCAATAGAT